GGTGTAGAGATTTTCCGCTAAGATTTATATATATTTGGTGGTATGGTAGGGTATACCGCCCCGATTTTATCCAGCAAAATCAATAACTTAGAACAATTGCATGATCTAATATATTATATTACAATTGTTCGATTTTAATATAATAAATAATTAATTACAGGCAAAAAAAATAGCACCGTAAAGGTGCTATTAATAACAATTGTTAGAACCTTTTAGATTGCAATTCTAAAAGGTTTTAAGTTTGATTTATAATCATTGTTTAAACCTGCTAACAAATCACATGCACGATTGCCAACGAACAGAACACCTTGAGAAGGGCTATTAACTTTAAATGGTATCTCGTATCCATTCAGATCATAACGACCTTGTGAAGCACTGTAACGATGATTATAGTGTTGTTGAGTATGAGTTTGAATTATATCCATTCCAAACTTCTCTCTTAACAATGGTCTTATTTGTTCACTAATCATACGTCTCACGTTTTGTGCGGATGCAATACCGCTTACGTTCATTATTTCTTGTGTTGTTGCACCGCCTTCACGTCTCATAATAGCATATGCAAGTGATTGTCTAGTCCTTGAAGACCTTCCAATAAAATCAGGTGTGTCTAGCATCTCTTGTGCTTGCACATGTCTAGCGGTTATTGAATGAGATATCATGTTAATTAAAAACATTGCATAAGACCATAATTTCTCCACGTCAAAAGAACCACCATGAGAGCGGAATTCTATGGTTTCATAATCAACCCAATGTCCTAAGTTAATACTTGAAAATTTACCATTTGTTGAAACCGCACTTCTTATTCTTTCCATTGTCACAGCATCTTGAATTGCTTGTTTGCTTGTAGGTAGTTTGCAAAAATATCCATTTGCTTGACCGCCACGATTTGCACGTCTCATGGCGGGAACGGCATAACCGCCATCGTCAATTCTTGAAGGTGCAAGTAATGAATTATATTGATCTTTATTATCTAAAATTCTAATACCAACATCTTTTGCAATCTCAATTGGAATAGCTTTCCCAAATAACTTTTCTAAAGTGCTTAATTCATTATCTACAGATCTTTTTGCAGACGATAAAGGATTGCTTGTAGCTTCAGTATGAGCAATAGATTTATCATGAAAGTCTGTTGGATCGATTATTATAGGTCTTCTTGAAATATGTATGTGAACGCTACATTCCCAATTTACTGAAGCGTTTTGATCGTTTAATTGTTCGAGTACTGATTTTAAATAAAGTTTTGACTTTTCACAGTTTGAAAGTATTGGAAGTTTTCCTTCACCATCGCACCTTGAATAATCGACAACATATTCAAGAGCTTTTATTTTATTGGATGTTAAAGACTGATTAAATCTTTGCATATGTTGCCAACCGTTAACGTGTTTAAATTCTGGTTCAAAACCTATTGCAAAATTTTGATTATTAAAAAAGTTTGGATCTGTATTTTTAATGTCATATGTCATAATCGTTTTTTCCTATAAATTTAATATACCTATTATATAATTCATATATGTAATGATTACAAGTCTATTATATATATAAAAAAACTTTTTTTAAAAAAGTACAAAAAACTCTTTAAAATCAAAGACTTAAAAAAAATAAAAAAAAATCCAAAAAAAAATGAATTTTTAGGAGGATATATATATGGGGGGGATATATATATTGAAATATCCCACAACCGACAACCCCGATCCCCGATCAAGGCAATCCCCGATCGAACAATTGTTCGCCCTGTAGATAAAAAAAAGCCCAGCACGCTTTTCTCGGCTGAACTTTTTTTTGGAGAAATCTATTAAACTATTTTCTCAATTGTCATGTTATCAGCATAGTAAGTATCACCTAAAAAATCATCATCTTCACTTGATTTATTTAAATAATCTTTCAATAAATATCGCTCATAGTTGGAAAAAAAATATACATTTTGTGAATCGTCATCAAACTCATCAAATAGACCAGTTTCTTTGAATTCATTATATAAAGTTTCTTTTGTATGCACTTGAACAATATCGTTACCATTCCAAGTTGTAAGATACTTAGCTACTTGTTTTTCTTTTGAACCTTCTGATTCAGTTAAAGTTATTGAATGTTTCATGTTGTTCCCCCTTTATATTGATAATATCGTGTCATCTTTAATTTCAGTTATTGAATAACCAATTGACTTTAAACTTACTAAAACTTGTATTGATAAAGTTTTAGTTTTAGCAATGTTTGAAAATACCTTAGATGTTTCACACATTGGATAAATTAACTCATTACCAAAAACATTTTTTACTTTTACTTTAATTTCCATTTGTTTTCTCCATTGGCTTGTTTCATTAATATTAGATTATAGTAATGATTACTACCTGTCAAACATTAAATAAACTTTTTTTATTTTTATTTCACAGCAACTGCTGTAGCCGTGCTGGTCGAACAATTGTCGGGTACAGGTAACGCATCAGTTGGGAGTCTTACAGGTGGAACAATTGTTCGACCTGTGGATAAAAAAAATCGGGGAACAAATCCCCGATCCAATCCCCGAACAATTACAAAAGAAAGATTAAAACTGTTGCGGTAAATAATGCGAATGCTATTACATTCAAAAAGATTGTATAAAATAACATGCTGACCCCCTACATTATTCTTGATTTTAATTTGTGCTTTGGAGTTCTTAAACAAGAGTTTAATTGATCCTCTAAATTATTAACAACTGAAAAAGCCATATCCATTCCACAACCTCCAACAACTAAAGCATCGTGGTGCTTGTTCATTCTATAGCCTAGTAAGTCTGAAATTTTATTAGTAATATAATGAGGCTCATTATCCTCAATATAAAAAAATGATATGTGCCTTGTCATGCCACTTTTTGAAACATGTTTAATAATTGAGTAGATTGTTGAATGATATTTAATATGTTGTAACGACATCAATGCCTCTGCTTGTGTTTGGTCTTTTATCATTTTTCTCTCCATTGGCTGTTTAATTAATATCAGTATAGCAATGATTACACACCTGTCAACAACTAAATTAAATAAAATAAAAAAATATATCATATGACATAAAAAGTTTTACAACTGCACCAGCCGTAACGCCTCGAACAATTGTACGGCTATGGTCAGCAGAGTCACAGGTGGAACAATTGTACGATCTCAGGTCTGGACGGCTAAATACCTCGAACAATTTCCCGATCCCGATCCCGATCCGATTCACAGGAGGATTACGCCCTGAAACCGAACAATTCCTCGATTACGCCCCGATCCCCCCTGAAATCCCCGATCTCGAACAATTCCTCGCTCTCCGTTAGAGCAACACGTCTAAGTAATATCGCTATTTTATGGGTTTCACGCTAGTTTGCTCTATCACATCTGGGTCTTTATGGGTCTTTGTGGCTATTTTCATGCGTTTCTGGGCTATGTCTTGGAATTCCTGTAGTTTTGCCAGTATTTCTTCCCTTGTCAGACTGTCTGTGCGTTCATGTAGCACATGAGCTTTATTAACCAGTAATCCCGTAGCCTTTAATCGCAGTTCTTCCGCTCTAATTGCCTCCCCAAATTTCCCCGATTCCCATGCTTCGTTACGCATCTTGAGTAAATCCCGAACCGACTTATCGATAGTGACTCCAAACTTCGTTCTCGCCTCGTCACGCATTTCTTGATAACGCTCTTGCACGACAGGATTACGCAACAACCTTACTGCGTCAACGCCAGGATTAGAATACCCCGCTGATCTCGCTGATGCGGTCTGCGTCATATCCTTGTGCATAAAGTTGTTCAAAAAATCTTGTTGTTTATCAGTCAGTCTTTTCCAACCAGCTAATCGTTGTTCCTTCGTTAAGTTCTCCGCTACTTTTGGCATCTTGTTTTATCTCCATTTCATTACTAGTTTACTAGGGGTAAGATGGGTGGTTTACTTACCACCCTCTTATACCCCCTTTAGGGGGGAAGTTCGGTAAGTAAAAAAGTAGGAGCAAAATCAATGACTTACAACCTAAAATTAACTTACCGTAGTAAGAAGTAACCTCCGTAAGTTGCTTCCAAAAACCGAACAATTTCAATGACTTAGCACTTACCGAACAAATCTACTTCCCGTGTATGTTGGTAAGTTGGTAAGTAAATCACTCATAAAGCACCACAATTTTGGGGTCATTTGTTCGTTTATAGAACGTGCCTAACTCCGTGCATATATAGCCTAAATGGGTCATCATATCTCTATGATTTAAGAAACATTCGGCACA